CGGCTATTATAGAAACAACAGATATTGAGCCAACACCTGGTATTGGATGTCTTTATGATTTTGAAACTAAGACATTTACATATCCTCAACCACCAGTGCAAACTTCTGAAGAAGAAATCATTGATGTGGAAGAAGTAACTCCAACTCCAGCAATAGAAAACTAAAGACTCTTAAAGTCTACACCTGAGCATGTGTTTAAACTGCTCATTTTTCATACCTAAAAACAAGGAGCGACATGGTAGATAGCAGACCACCCGATATTTCTGAACGCGTTGTCATTGACTTATCTGGTCGCATCTCAACCTATTACGACCCGACTACATACAAATTTGATTTTGCTATTGGTGGCATGCCGTTTATTGCTGCCATCACAGACCAAACTCCGTACCGTAGACAGACTGCAGAGTTTCGCACACAGCGTGTAGACCAACTACGCGACCCAGGCGAGCAATCACTATCTGGCTCTGGCTATTGGATTAGAAGCCAATCGTCTTTTCACCTTGGAGCAGGCAGTACTTATCAAGAGCCAATTGTTGGAAGTCTTGAGGAAGCACGCTTCCGCTTCAGTTCATCTGTTGGTGTTAATCCTTGGACTCCAGGACAAATCTCACTACTACGCAGAACCTTCTTGCAAGAAGCATTTACTGGAGATAGCCGTGTATTCAATACCGTTATCGGTGGCGTTGAGTATCTAATACTGGTCAAGTACGCATCTACTGAAACTGCACGCGTTGTGCGTATCAGGGTAAGTGACTACTCAGAAACTACTATTGTCAACAACACTTCACTTACGGAGAACATTATTGCAGTAGCCATGGGCGGTAATGACTTGATGATGGTTACACCAACCAAAGTGTGGCGCTACTCATTTGACGAGAATACTCCTGCACTGCATCAAGACTATGCAATCAATACAGCAAACGCAGAAACTGCAACTATTGCCTATGTTAAAAATCGTTTTATCTTAGCCTTTCATGACACAAACCAAAGCACATTTGTTTATGAAATAAACAGAAACACTGGCTCATCAATTAACCTCAGCACACTTACTGCTGTTAATGGAAGCAGCACGCTGCCTACTGGCTACACCTTTAGGGCTGTAACCGAGGCTGGCGCTGCTATTTATGTTGGTGGATTTTCTGGCGAACAAGGCAATGTGTATAAAATTACCGTTGCTAATGATGGAACTTTAAACACAATGACCAGCGTAATCACACTACCTAGTGGAGAAAACATTACTGGCTTGCTTGGATACCTTGGCACCTATGTGGCTATCGGTACCAGCAGAGGATTACGAATTGCTATAGCCAATGAGGTTGGCGACTTGTCTTATGGACCGCTTATATTTGAATCAAATCTTGGCATCTACAAGATGAGCGCTTATAGTAAATTCATTATTGCTGGAGTTGACTCTGGTATTAGTGGATACTCTGGCGTATACCGAGTTGACTTATCACAACCATTGTCTAATGGCACCTATGCCTATGCAACAGATGTTTATGCAGAATCCACAACAGGTAAAGTAGAAGGCGTTGCCAACCTTGGTGATGGAAGAATTGCTTTCTGTGTAAACGGTGATGGTTTGTTTATTGAGCATGCCACCGAACTTGTTGAATCAGGTGAGTTCACCACAGGTATCATCCGTTATGAAACACTTGAGAACAAAGCATGGAAGCGTTTAAAACTACGCACCGAAGGAACACTGCAAGGTGACATTGATATTTTTCGTGTTCAAAATGGAACAGACACAGCCTTCCGTACAGTAGCACAAGGGAGTACATCTGATTATGACTACGACCTCTCATCGGTTTTTGGCGATGTTTCAGTTGAAGCGCAGTTTAAGTTCCGCCTCAATCGTAACGATACAACTGCCACGACTGGTGCTGTTATCTATGGTTACTCTGTTAAGGCTCTGCCTACTCCTACCCGCGCTCGCGTTATTCAAATCCCTGTCTTTTGTTTTGATTCGGAGCGTGACCGCAATAAGAACATCATGGGATTCCAAGGATACGCACTAGGTAGACTGCAAGCGCTTGAGGCTATGGAAGCCCAAGGCGAAACCATTATCATCCAAGATTTCACTGCTGACGGAGAACCTATTGAGGCAGTGATTGAGCAGGTGTCTTTCACCCGCACCACACCACCTAACGGAAACTACTCTGGCTACGGTGGAATTCTCCAGATTATCGCTCGTACTGTCGTTTAAACATTTAAGGATAAAAACATGACTCCTGCTGATTGGGCTGCTTTAGCCGTATCCGTAACCACTCTTGTTGGCGCACTAGCCATGGGTGTTAAACATCTAACTAAACATTACCTGTCGGAACTCAAGCCCAATGGTGGGTCAAGTCTTAAAGACAAGGTGAATAGCCTTGAAGAAAAAGTTGACCTGTTAACTGATTTAGTCAAAGAAGTATTGAGGAAGTGAAAGATGAAACCCAAGGTTGCCAAGTCTGCCAGCCCTGCTGCGATTGCCATGCTACGCCAGGCGACTGCCCTTGCACCCCTACGGAAGAAAGCCTCAGACGGGTTACTCCCTTCCATTGCACATTTAAAACAAAGTCCTAACTCAGACCACAATACAGGTCTTGCGGTAGACTTAACCCATGACCCAAAAAATGGAATTGACTGTGCGGATATATTTCAGCGACTCAAAGAAGATAACCGAGTGGACTATCTTATCTTCAACGGAAAAATCTGGTCAAAAAAATTCGCAAAACAAGGTGATAGAAAGTACGCGGGTAGTAATCCGCACGACAAGCACCTCCATGTTTCCATCAAACCTGAGTTCGCTGGTGATACCAGCCCTTGGTTCTGGTGGAAGAATCAACCAAGCCTGACTAAGCAGATAGTGGCTGAAGCCATTGGTGGAACGCCCAAGAAAAAGGTAGCAAAAGGTACCATTGTGGTACCAGTCTGCACCTGCTGCAAGGTTCATGGTAAGGCAAACAAGAAAGGCAAATAAATGGAAACACTAAAGCAAGTATCGCTGACCTGGTTCCGTGCTGCAGCCTCTGCTGCAATCGCACTCTACCTCGCTGGTGAAACAGACATCAAGACACTAGCCGTGGCTGCCCTCGCAGGCTTCCTTGGTCCAGTGTTGAAGTGGCTAGACCCATCTGCTGGAGAGTTCGGAAGAACTAAATAACTTAATACTGTTTAAACAAAAGAACCCCCGCCGTCAAGAAATATCTTGATGAGCGGGGGCTTTTTTGCATTTATCCGATATGTAGTTTTACTGCACTACAGCACTTCCCCAAATACTGTAGCAATGAGATAGTAACACTATCCGCCCGTCTTGTAAAATCCAGGACCCTTGAACTGTACGGCTGGTGGCGTATACACCCGCACCATTGGACCATCACACAATGTGCAGTTAGGAATAGTTGAACTTTCAACTACTGACAAGAGCAACTCTTGGACAATGCCACAGGCGTTGCATTTAAAGTCATATTTCGGCATCTTCAAAATCCTCTGGAGTTGGAGCGGTTAATTCTGCGCCACATAAAGCACACTCTGCTTCGGTAAACCACAAAGCAATTTCGCCATTTTCAAAAATACAATTAACCTTTAAAAGAACTGAACCACACGGGCAGGCGTGAGTTGGAATACCACGATAACTATGCTTAAATACAGCCTGCTTTCGCTTCCGCTTCAGCAGACACATACACTTAACCCGTTCTGCACGAACAGGAGTATAGTGATTTTTTAATTACAAGAGTGTAGTTCTCTCGGCGTGTCGCAGAATAGAGGAGCGAGGTGTATGTAAACTCCTCTATTGCAAAGGAGAATAAATGACACTTGAAGAAAAGACTGGGAAAGGTTACATCTCCCACAGCGCCATGTCTACATGGCTCAACTGTGGCTGGTCGTTCTACCTTACCCGCATACAGAAAGTGCCTGAGAATCCATCCTACTGGCTTGTAGGTGGTAAATCTCTACATGAGGCAACAGAAATATACGACACTAATCCCGATGGGTTTGACCCTACTGCAGTATTTGCTGCTAGATGGGAAGAAAACTATCGTCTTGCTGACAACGGCATGCCGTTCCGTGCTGGTGGCAGGGCTACTAAGGCGTATCCCAACAAAGAGGATGCATCATGGTGGTTGGATAATGGACCCAAGATGGTGGATTTTTGGATTCAGTTTAGACAAGACAGTGGGTACCAGCCATACCTGCTATCAGGTGGCGAAGCAGCCATTGAAACTGAACTCAATGTAGAAATTGGTGGAGTCCTAATGAAGGGCTTTCTTGACCGACTTATGGTTTCACCCGATGGGGAACTTGTAGTCGTTGACATCAAGACTTCAAGCAAGCCACCAGTTACCTATACCCAATTAGGCACATACGCGATTATGTGCGACAAGGCTATGGGTATCCGACCTGTTAAGGGTGCCTACTTCATGGCTCGTACTGGTGAATTAACTGAGCCAGTAGAATTGTCACACTACACTGAACGGCGCTTAGCCTCACAGGTTAAGGGCTTTAAAACTGCGGTAGACAACAACATCTTTATCCCACAGCCAGGATTTATGTGCGGTACATGTTCTGTCAATCACGCATGCTATGCAGTTAATGGTTCCGAATCACACAAATACCCTGAACTAGGAGAAGATACAGATGAGTGAAAACTCACCAATCCAAATCAACTTCAAGACCAAGAAGGATGGCATGTTGATTAACCTTCGTGCTACCGATGGTGCTGAACTTGACTTACTACTTGACCAACTAACACAGCGCCTTGCTGCGCTTGTTGACCTTGAGAAAACTGTTGAAGGTATGGCAGTTATCAAGGATGCTTTCCCACAATCAGCCGTTGTCGGCACTACCGCAGCACCACGCCCAGTACAACCAGCACCAGCAGCAGGCGCACCTGATTGCTCCTGTGGTGGCGGAGCAATGCGCTTCGTACCAGCAGGTATTGCTAAGTCAACTGGTCGCCCATACAAGGCGTTCTATGCATGCCCTAAGCCACAGGGTCAGGCATGCCAGTACAAGGTGACTGTATAAACAATGCGCCTCTTATCCCGCGCAATCCGTACTGCATCAGCAGGGGGTGCGACACTGCCAACAGTGTGGCGCTCTCTGCTTGAGCAGCAGATAGCGTTTAGACGGGGCGAGGTAAGCATGATTGCTGGTCCTCCAGGGGCTGGTAAATCAACACTTGCTCTGTCACTTGCAGTGCATGCGCAAGTACCAACGCTTTACATCTCCGCAGATACTCACTCACATACAATGAGTTTGCGTTTGCTTGCGATGTTAACTGGTAGAACTCAAGCAGAAGTAGAACCAATGATGGAAGCAGACAGAGAGTGGGCAGCGCAAATGCTCAAGCCTGCTGACCACATCATGTGGGAGTTTGATTCTGCACCTACGCTCAAAGATGTAGAGGATGCAGTCCTTGCAGCCCGCGAGCGCTTAGGTAAAGATGTTGAACTCATTGTGCTTGACAACGCAGTAGATGTAACCCTTGATGGACAAGATGAGTGGGGCGGATTACGCACACTTATGCGTGAACTCAAGTGGTGGGCTAGAGATACTGGCGCTGCTGTTGTTGTGTGTCACCATACAAGTGAAGGTGTTAATGGAAACCCATGTCCTCCGCGTTCATCGCTGCATGGAAAGGTTGCCCAAACCCCTTCTCTGATACTTACAGTCCACGGACAGATTGCTTCAATGGGTGTATGTGCGGTTAAGAACCGTTATGGACCTGCTGATTCAACGGGCGCTACACCAGTGTGGCTTGCTTATGACCCTGCCAGTATGCAGATTAAGGACTTGGTGGCACCGTGAAGTTTATCCTTGCCATGTTTGCCTCGCTTGCAATACTTGTAGCAGTAGCAATCATTGTTGCTATGGCTGTTGTAGATGTTGTGATTGATTTTGATAACTATGAAAGCGAGGATGACGATGACGAATTCTGATTGGGAACTTACAGAGGTTGGCAATGAGGGAAACCTTGTGGGTTCTTTAGATAGCCAAGATGTAGTTGTGCCTACCAAGACACTGATTACAGACATGAAAGCGCAGTTGATGTTTTTACCGAAGAACTTTACTTGGACAGTGGGATGGAGAACTTATGTTTGGCGGAAGAAGGAAACGGGTCAATTCAAGGAACTCACAGATGAAGAATACAAAACGCTTCTTTCGGGGGGAACAGTCAATTACACCAGAGATGGTGGAGGAAGCAATCCAGCAGGCGAAACTTCCGAAGGAGTTGAAGGAAACTCTACTCAATGAACTTCCAAACTTTGTGGAATATGTTGATGAAGCAACAAACAAAATCTTCAACCCATCTGCAATCTGGCTTGAGTCACTCCAGTTTGCTGACTATGTGGCGCAACTTGCTGCTCATCTCAGGGAAGAACACGGAGCAGAGTGCAGAGAAGAAGTCGCCGAAAAACTAATTCTTATGTCGGAGAACTTTAAAGAGTTAGCCGAGAACGCAATGACCATTATTGACCGCTCCGAGAAAAGGATGCATAACCATGGCGCATAGTAATAAAGAAACTTTATCTATCATTTGGTGCGACAACGGTAACACTGATGGAAAGTTTACTGAGGGTTTGGTATACACACTTATCCATGCTCCAACAATAGGTGTGCCAGTTAATAACGCTATCCGTGTACAAGGCAATCAGATAGCACGCCAACGCCAAGCAGCCATAGAGATGTGGCAGAAGGTTAACACTGACTGGGCGTTATGGATTGACTCCGACATTGTGCTAACTAAGGAGATGCTCAAGACCCTATGGGATACGGCTGACAAAGTGGCACGCCCAGTAGTTAGCGGTGTTTACTTCATTAGCAAGGGCATGGAAAGTTCTTTGATGCAACCTATGCCATGTGTATTTAATGAAACTGGAAACCAATACGAGGTTAAGTATCTTCACCCTTTACCTAAGAACCAAGTAGTAAAGGTTGACAACGCTGGCATGGGATTAGTGCTAATGCACAAGAGCGTACTCAAAGGTTTAAACGAGAAGTTTCCTGATGACTTTTGGTTTGGTGAGAATAACGAGCGTGGTGAGAAGTTTATTGGTGAGGACATTGCCTTCTTCCGTAAGGTCAAGGCTGCGGGTATACCCGTACATGCACACACTGGTGTGATTGCCAAGCACATGAAACGATTTTCATTTGACGATGCTTACTACAACTTGTATTGGGCAGCAGTAGAAGCAGCCGAAAGGAGAGAGCATGAGCCAGCAAAAGAGCAACAAGCGTAGAGGCGCAGCATGGGAGATTGACTTAGCCGATTGGTTTATGGAGCAAGGTTTAAACGCACAGCGTTTGCCTCGTGCAGGTCGTAATGATGTGGGCGATGTGTATGTTCCAGGGGTTAACGGTGCCTATGTTGTAGAAGCAAAGGCTCCACGCCGTGATGGGCGCATTGACTTAAGTGGGTGGATACGAGAAGCAGAGATTGAAGCAGAGAACTACCGAGTTGCTAAACGACTAGCCGTTGCACCTACGCCATTGGTAATTATCAAGGCAAGCAACAAGGGAGTTGGTGAAGCGTATGTCGTTCAGAAACTCAGTGATGTCCTCGCCAACCTCTAAGCATGACATCGTTAAAGTACTTGAGCATTACGGATTTGTAATCTCTACCAATCGTGGAGGTTGGCAATCAGTGCGTTGCGCCTTCCACAATGACCATGTAAAGTCGGCTCGTTTAAACATAGACAACGGTGGCTTTAGATGTTTTGCTTGCGACATGGCAGGCGATGTGTATTCACTTATTATGAAACGAGAAGGAGTTACCTATGGCGAGGCTCTCAAAATCGCAGAGAGAATTACTGGCGAAAGCAACGGAGAACTACGAAGGAAACCTAAGCGAGGCGCTGCCGTACCTGACGGGTCGCGGTATAACAGAGGCGACAGCGCGTATGTTCCGCCTCGGCTTCGTGGCGAATCCTGAAGCGGGACACGAACCTTACCTTGGTAAGTTGGCTATCCCTTATTTAACTCCATCAGGTGTAGTTGACATCCGTTTCCGCAGTTTAAACAATGATAGTGGACCAAAATATTTATCAAGACCAGGAGCAAGCACTCACATTTACAATGTTCAAGCATTGGATAAAGATGCTGACATGCTTGTGATTTGTGAAGGTGAACTAGATACCATCATTGCCACGCAAGTGGGCTTTGCTGCGGTTGGTTTGCCTGGGGCAAACAACTGGAAACCGTTTTACTCCCGTGTCCTTGCGGATTGGGAAAAGATTATGTTGTTTTGTGATGGTGACAACGCAGGTAAAGAGATGGCTAAGACCCTCTCACGAGAATTGGACAATGTATTCCCCGTGTTCATGCCTGACAACTGCGATGTCAACGATGTGTTCCTTGCTGAAGGAGCAGAGGGATTGCGCAAACGAGTGGGTGTTTAAACAGTGGCAAAGAACTCATCATTTGACTTGGACTTTGGATACGGGCGAAAGGGTGAACAGTTAGTTGAAGAACTGCTAACCCAAGGCAAGAAGGTAGAAGTAAAGCGAGATAGAAAATGGTGGGTAACCAACAATCTCTACATAGAAGTTGAGTGTTGGTACATGAAATCAAAATCATGGGAAGCATCGGGCGTGATGGTAACCGAAGCGGATTACTGGGCGTTCGTACTTGAACAGGGCGTACTTATGGTGCCAACCTCTCATGTTTTGTATGCGATTAAAGAGTTTGGTCGTGAGATTACTTGCGAGATTCCACCGAACAAGAGCAAGGGTTATCTCATCACCGTTGATGATTTGCTTATGGCAATGCGTAAACTAAAGAACGAGAAAGCAGAACCAAAAGATGGATAGCCAAGATAAAGTTTGGGAAACTATTTACGGGGTAGCCCGTCAAGTTGCAACCCGTGCTAATCGTATGCATCGTGGCATCGTAACCACTGATGATTTGTACCAGCACTTATCCTTGTGGGCATTAGAACACTGGCACAAGATAGAGCAGTGGACTGATGAAGAAAGCCTGAAGTTTAAACTGCGCAAAACTTTCTATAACGAAGCGCAAAAGTATGTTGCCAAAGAGCGCTCGCATTTATCTCGCTCACCAATCAACGATAGTTTTTATTACACACACGAGGTGTTACATGAACTATTGCGTGATGTATGGACACACCAAGGTTGGACTGATACACCAGACATGAGTAGTGAATACATTTCTCGTAGTGCTAAGCCTTCCGAAGGTGGTAACCGCGTTGCTTTGCTGTCAGATGTTGCAGCAGGGCTTGACCGTTTAAACAAGGCAGACCAAGACTTACTGCGCATGCGTTATGCCAACGGTGGTATGGAGTTTGGTGCGCTTGCTGAATCTTATGGAACCACGGAGGAAGCAATGCGCAAGCGTGTCAAGCGTGCGATAGTTAAACTGCAAGACAGGTTAGGTGGCGAAGCACCAGTATGGCGTGGTCGTAGGCGCGTTCGTAGTAATGCAGAAGCACGAGCAGAAATTAGAAATCAGGAGGAGCAAGAGTGATTATTGGATTAAGCGGTTATGCCCGAAGCGGTAAGGATACAGTTGCTGAGTTGCTCGTATTGAACTACGGGTTTAAACGCATGGCGTTTGCTGATGGTATTCGTGAATCGTTGATTGCTTTGAATCCAATCTTGCATGATGGTCACCGTTTAAACGAGATAGTGCAGATGTACGGTTGGGAAGTAGCCAAGGCTAAAGATGAAGTGCGCCGTTTATTACAGGTTATGGGTACTGAAGTTGGTCGCCAACAAATCCACCAAGATGTATGGGTGTGGCGTTTGTTTAATCAAGTCAATGAAGGCGAGCGCATAGTCATACCTGATGTTCGTTTCCCTAATGAAGCACGCATGATTGAGGAGCGTGGCGGGGAAGTGTGGCGTATAAACAGACACAACCATGCAGCAGTCAATGACCATGTAAGTGAACGCGCTATGGATAATCACATGTTTAAACGAGTGCTATACAACGATGGGACTCTTGATGATTTGGCTGAAGAAGTGTTCATGCTAATGCACAATGTTTTTAAACTATGACAGATGATGATTTTATTGAGCGCTTTAACCTTCTTCATAAGGCGTTCATAGAAAAGTTTGTACAGAAAATTGAGTACTCTAAAATCACAGAAAAAGATGAGTGGTCTAAGGGTTTAAACGCTGGACTTGACTGGGCTATTCGTATTATTACTGGTGATAAATCGGCTTCATAAATAAACAAGCACCGCTTTCGGGACTGGAACCTAGGCGGTGCTTGCTGTTCTAGTTTAACCTATCTTTGATTGTTGCTCAACGCAGGCTCGGTTAATCCCCACTTGCGTTTCTTGCGTTCTCTTTCACGCATTGCAGGTGTCATGCCACCCCAAATACCGTAGCGTTCGTGGGCTAGTCCCCACTCCCCGCAGGCTTCAATTACTGGGCAGCCTCCGCAGATTCTATTCCTGATGTAGCGTTCCTCATCGGGAGAAAACTTATCTTGTGGTGGATAAAATACTTCGGTAGGTACACCGTAGCATTTAGCATCTGTGAAGTTGCGTGGATTGTAAACAAGCGTGTAGTAAACACGGCTGTTTAAACGCAGCACCTTTCTGATTCTATGAAACCTTGGTTGTATTTGCGTATCCTGCTGCATTTAAATACTCCATGACTGTGGCTGCCAGCATTTCAACGCGTACTGGTCTGATGATTACTGGCTGAGTGGGTACCTCTGCGTTGTAGGTTAGCCCACTGAGTATGAGGTGATTACGCAATCCCTCTATTAGTTCTTGGTATTCGGTCATTAGTACCACCCTCTTGATAGATTTGAACCGAGCGCTTTGCAGATGTTGCCTCCGTATTTTCTTTGTATGTACGCAAGCCCTGCTTCCACTTGTACGAACCCGTCATCAGTTCGTTTAAACCCTACGAGTTTCCATGTTGCTGGCATGAATTGTGCAATGCCATAGGCACCTGACTTACGGTTAAGTGAGCGTGGATTCCAGTTACTCTCGCGTGTCCATAGTGTGTACAAGCAAGTCCACTGTTCTAGTTTGCCCATTTGTGTAAGCATGTCTACTGCATAGCGTTGGTATTCGTTCTCGTAAAAGGCAACCACTGTGCCTGCCACTTTGCCATCATTAACCAATGGTGTGAGAGGCACATGGTCTTTATCAAAAAACCTGTCGTCTATTGCTACCGATGCAGTAACAATGAGGAAGATAGCGACTAATCGTTTAAACATTATGCTTCCTTCTCCTGTTTAGCACTGATGTTTCGCACCAGCGTAAGGATAAATTCGGGCAGGTCTGTGTCGTAACCCTCATCATCTGAGCGCCCAACAATCACCGCGTTACCCACAAGGTGTGGTGTGTTACCAAACAAGAAAGATAAGGCGCTCGCCATAGGATTTAATGGCAGGTTCTTTAACAACCCCTCATCATCTACATAGGCACACGCAATCTCTTGTCCGTTGTAATCGTATAAACGCACCGCAGTAATCCAACCGTCAATAGCACTTTGGTAATCTGCTAGTTGTTTAAACAACCCTTCGGTATGCGTTCCATTAGGTCGGATAACTACTCCTCGCACTGGTGATTGTTCCACCGCATTTGAATTGTTGTATTCAACGAAGGCGTTTATCACATCTTTCATAATTTTTTCAGGATTCTTAGTCATTTTTTTTCTCCAATACTTTCCAAGATAGTTGTGTATGAATTGGGTATGAAACTCGCGTTACCTCGTCTATGATTTCATAGAAGTCGTAGGTATCAGGAAATTCAAAACTCATGGTAATTGTTTTAGCCATTACTTTCCTCCTCTAATAGTCCCTCTAATAAATTAAGTATTCCCGTCACTTGTTCAGGCTCATCTCCCTCTCGCCAAGGGTATGATGCCAAGAAATTGTATTGAGTTTTGAGTAGTTCTTTATTTAAGTTCACTCGCTTTCCTCCATTTCCATGTCGTCTATTAACCATTGGTCTACGCAATCGCTACACCGTAGGTCTAAGTTAAGTCCGTCTAATTCGTAGACATCGTTACAGTCTATGCACTTAGCAGGGTTCTTTATTCGTGGCGCTTTCCATACTTTGCGTTTAAACATGTGCCACCTCGCAGTCGTATTGAGGCGCTGCATTATTGGGGCAATCAAAAACAAAACACTCCGCTTCGGTGTGCTTGTCGCAATCGCGCCAGCAGTTCTCGTGGTTCTCTCCATGCTTGTAACTCATGTTCAAACTCCCAACGCTACTTGTTCGCCTGATTTATCAAACTCTGCTCCGCAGTCTAGGCAAACTATTATCCCGCAGTTGCATTTATTATTTTCAGTGAGAGTATCTAGGCTTTCAGTCCAGCCATGTTCGCACATGTTTAAACACCTGACCTTTCTTGATTCATTTTGTTGAGCATGTCTTGCAGTTGTTTGTCTGCTTCTTGCGCACCCTCAATAAATTTACCGTCACCCTGATAGGCATAGTCCCACGATTTGGTTTCGGTATCATAGACAGTTCCATTTGGAAAGGCTTGTTCCTCCGTGTCAATGTCTAACTGCCATTTGGTTCCGTCAAAATAAATTGCGTAAGAGAATTGTTTAGTCATGTTTAAACTCTTTCATACATTTCCCGCAGATTACTCCGCGTTCTGTACTGAACAAGTTTGATGAGTTGCGATACTCTCCACAATCTGAACAACGCTCTCTCATTTTTGAACCTCATGTTTAAACTCCCTGCCTACCTCAACCTCCGAGGCTATTCGTTCAACGGCATCGTCAAGTTGTTTAAACAATTCTTTGCGTTGGTCAAGACTTAGGTGTTTCACCATGTCGTCTGTGATTTCTGCTTTCCATAGGCTGCTCATTTAGAAAGGTCTTTCTACTGAGTTCTCAAGTTTCTTGAGAAGTTCTAAGTTGCGCTTGCGTAGGTAGGCGTTGTACTTATTCAAGCGTGCGTTATCTCTCATGGCGAGAGCCAGTACGATTAACGCGCTGAGCAGGGCTATGATTATGCCTGCCATTTCTCCAGTCCCTAGATACATTTGGTTTGTTCTCCTATCGTTTCATTGTTTGGATTAGGTTTTTGTATTGCTCGCGTACACTTTGCTTGTGTTCGTGTTTGTTTGGTATCCCTGCTTCCCTGCATAGTTCGGCATAGATAATTTGAAAGTCGTCACGGTGGAGTTCTCTCAAGATGTGTTCCGCTTTGTTAAACAAGCGGGCGCGTAGTTGGTTTATCTCTTGTTGTGTTAGTTCGTTTTCTGTCATGTCGCAAGTTTCTCATACGCATAAAATAAAAGTCAAGCATTTAATAAAGATAATAAAAAAATTTTTCTGCGTGTTGTTTAAACGCTTGACAAGAAGTTACTTTGTGGTAGCGTGACATGTCTGGTGTTTAAACAGTTGGTATAATTTCTGGCAGTCACAGCACCAGAGTGCTAACGATGTTTAAACAAAAGAAAAACCCCCGCCGCAGCAGGGGTTCTCTCTGTTTAAACTATTAGAAGGGTAGTTCTTCCTTATCCTCCCACCACTTTGCATAGCGGTCTGCCTTGCGTGTGTTGTAATGACCTAGATAATCCAAGTCCGTGGCATACGATGAGGCGGGGCGATAGTTGCTCCACCAATTTGTTGGTTCGTATTTGCGAGGCGTGAAAGTCTGATACTCGGTGATGTGACCGTCACGCACTTTGAAATACTCACCCTCTGCTGCCTCATGCAGCCAGTCAATTTCGCAGTCGCTCATAATGGCTGCGTTCTCTACTGTCTGCTGCGTTGAGCCGTAGAATAGGGAGCCTGTGTTGGCTTGCGCTATCCACAACGGTGATGAGTTAACGCGTGCAAGGTGCAGGGTTCGTGGGTCATGCTGCCCAATCCATGCGAGCGCTGCCGTGCCGTATAACTCGGCGAGGATTTCCCAAGGCTTGCCGTCTGCAAACGCAATGAGCGCAGCAGCAGCCTCTGAATCTACCTGACCGACACGAGGCACACCTAGTTGTTTAAACAATTCGGTATCGTTGCTGATGTGTCCGTTGTGTGTGAGTACGATTTTACCGCGTGGGATTGGGTGGTTGTTGTTGTTGTTAGTTGGTGAGCCTTGTGTAGCCCAACGCGTGTGCAAGATTGCAGTGGTTGCGCCTGCACATAGGCGCTCGCCTGCCTTTGGCACGAACTTTGTCGCGCTGGCTGCTGCCTTGCTGATTACACGCCTGCCGTTGCGTGGGTTAATCCATGCAGCGCCCGTGGCGTGTTGTCCACGGTGTTCAATGTCGTAGAGCATCTGCCCTGCGAGGTCTGATGTTGTAATGCGTGAGTAATGCTTAGGGTCTAAGCAATAGCCTGCGATTCCGCACATTTATTTTTCTCCAGTCTGTAGGTGTTCGGTTAATGGGTGAAGTGTATCACATAGGGCGGGATTATCTGCAACCTTTGCAATCGGTACGCAAACAATCGCCACACATGACGGTGTTTAAACGCTCGCAATCATCTGACCACGGGCATGTTGGTTGGTGCGCTGCGTAGAAATTTTCCCCGCAGTTTAAACAGTTGTCGTTCTTGTCGTAGCGTTTCCCGTATTGGTTCCACGCTGCAATCTCTTGGCGTGATAGGCTCATCGTTTAAACGCCTTTCGTGCGAAGTAAACGGTGAGCGTGAGCAGTAACAACACGCGCCCGTCTATCCAAACGAGCCACCACGGGAGCAGATTTTCGTACATGTTTAAACACCTGCGCTCTCGTCTAGGCGTTCCATGATTTCCTTGGCGATTGGATAATACGCATCTAATCCCCACCCGTTGCAGAGTTGGGCAATGAGTAGCGTTCCAACGCTGGCGGTGTAATCGCTTGGGCGTTGCTTCATGGCTTCCGCGATTTTATTCTCCACAAATTCCTCAATAAAGAGGGCGAGTTGGTAGGTGTCGTTGTTTAAACGCATCGCCTTGTTTCTGATTTCTTCATAGGCTGAGCCTGTGTTATCTAATACGAGCAGCAAGTCACGAGCGAATTGCTGGCGTGCGGTTGGTTCTGTGTTCATGGTTTCCAGTCCGTTTCTGTTTAAACGCAACGGTCTTTCCGTGGCGTTCGTGCCTGCCGTGGGGATTGCACCCACGCTTAGCCCACTAGGGGCAGGCTGCCCGCGCTTACCCGTTTAGACGGGCTGCGCGACCCTTGAGCCAGTCCCCCGTGCTGGCGTTGAGGTGATTGCCTGACACGAGCGTGTCAATGAGTAGGGCAGAATTCTCAACGCTTGGCGCGGTTGGGTTGCTCCATGGGTTGAGGTGTTCTTGGGTTGTTAAATCCACGCCCTGCACGCTGGCTTGGATTAAGCCCGCAATAAACTGGCTCCATGCGATTGCCTTAACACCGTTGAGCGTGCCTTGGTGTAGGCGGATTTCCACGGTGCCGTGGCGGTGCATGGATTCAAGATTGAGCGAGGTGTAGCGGTCACCGTTAAACGCGCCCATGTTGTCGTTTAAACTGTGGGAGGCTTGGCGCTCCGCAAAATCACGGGTGAGAATTCTGCAATAGCGGTTGTTTAAACGGCTAGGCGCAACAAGCGCTGCGATTGCGGAGTGCATGGAGTAATAGTTGAGGATAAAACGGGCGAGATTCTCCGCGTTACGGCTAACGGGCGCTCCCATGCCTGCATCAAAAGCGTTTAAACCGATGTGGACATGAAAGCCCGTGGCACGGTCAACCCGTGCGCCTGCATTTTTGAGCGCCTTGGTGACTTTATGAGCCTCGTTTAAACGGGCAGGGTTGAGGATTGGGCTAACAACCTCCGCACCGTTGGACACGCTGCCGTCATAAACGGCTTTCCAGTTGTTGTCGGTTTCATGTTGAGCGCGTGGCAGATTGCAGACAATCCCCGCAGCGTTTAAACGCTCCGCAGCGCGTTGTGGTGAGATTCCTTGAACCTCAAATTCCATGCCAAAAGTTGTCATGATTAGCGAGCCTCTCTCATTGGTTGGTTGCATGCAGGGCAGATTGGGCTGCCGTAGGTGATAAGGGTTGAGCGAGAGATTCTTGCTATGTAACCGTCAACCTCGCAGAGAACCTTTTTTAAACGGGTTGTCTGCTTGGTTGCAGTTGGTGTTGCTGCTTGTCGTGCCATTGTCTTGCCTCCAGTCGTTGGGCGCCGTGTGCGCCACTGGTGAAAGTGTGACATAGAGTTTAAACAATTACAAGCACCCAAAAAACAGCGTAAAATAAGGGTTTTTTGAGTGTTTTGCCGTTTCTTGATTCTCACGGTTTACCGATGCAGCAGGCTCAACGGCTGCCAGTTTTGCTAAGTTACTCAAGAGTAACAAGGCTAAAGTCATTGTTTTACACTGGTTTTATGCAATTTGGTAAAACGCGGTTGTTAGATTTTCCCGTGTTTTATTGAGTTTTTTGCATGTTACTGGTGAGTAACTTATCGGGCGCTGCTTGTGCATTTGGTTGAACTTTCAACTATCTGCGATTGTGCGCACAATGCTTGAGTGTTTAAACGGTGCAGGCTGCGGGGCGCGGGCGATAGATACACGCGCAAGATTGTGCGAGTAAAAGCCCGCCTGCCTGCCAGTGTTGCAGCCAAGCCAAGCAATGCAGTGCCAAGCCTAGCCGTGCAGCCTTGCAAGTAGCAGTGCGAGGTGCTTGTCAGCACCCCAGGGTTTTTAAAAGCAGCGAGTGTATGTGTATGTGTATGTATACACATAACTTTGCTAGTCCTCGCCCCCCATAAATGTGGCTCTGACCTGCGCTTTTATGTATTTACTCCATAGTGTGTCGTAAATCACACACCCAAAAGTGTCCGATAAGGACCTTTTGGACACCTATAGTATTAGTGAGGAGGCGAAATTATCGGAGCCTCCGAACACTAACTGCGACCCTATGGGTCGCCCCTAGTAGAAGCCCTAACCTTCGGCTTCGTTTGGACTACGCCTTCGGTTAGGAGTTTAGCCCCAAGACTCCAAATACCCCGTCTTGGGAGATGCTATGGAAAGAAAACGAACTACCTCTGCTTCGC